TTTTTCATGATTATTGCCTCCGGATCTCCCACTAATGGCAGGACAGTCTCGAGGATGCCATTTGCGATTGTCTCATCGCCTTCGCTTATGTCCTGGATAACTACTATCTGCAGGGCCATTGTAATGATATAACCCATGCCATCGCCAGTGTTATTCGGTAATATTGACTCGATAAAAAGATGAACATATTTCTTTTCCTTTCTCGGGATCCTGGTTCCAACAGTGATTATCTCCCCAGCATAGACAATCTGTCCCTCCAGAATAGACTGATAGGCTTTCAATATCTGCTGTGATGGATCTCTGCTTATCATAATGCTTGTCTGATATATTTCTCTAACTGCTGGCAGGCAAAACGCCATGCCGGGAACATAAACGGGTGTGGATTCGTGCCCGGATGCTGAACCTTCTTGCCATAAGTGGCATAACCCATGCTTGCACTTTTCGGGCTTATTTTCCATCCTGCAGGAGCCCCACGTTTCGGCCCTGCAAGTACCTTCTTACTTCTGGCCCTTATAGTATGTGGCCTGGTCCCTTCTTCAAAAGCCTGGGAATATCCGGCACCACTGACAACTTCTCCCGTCAAACCCCTGTTCGTGATCTGCTTGCGAATGTTGTTTATCAAAAATCCGCTTTTCACCTTTGCGCTGCGGGTAAAATTCCGTACCTTTAATTTGGCAAGCTTCTCCAAGGAAAGTGTTGCCCTGATAATAGCTGTCCTGAAATCGACTTCATTTTTTTTCCTGAAACGATTCATTTCCCTTCGGAACTGGCTATCATCTATTTTTAGCGTTATCATTCTCTTGTTTTTCCCATATCAAGATTAACCTTCTCATCACCGATCATAAAGGAGATGATCTGAAAATTACTTCTATAATAAACTACCCGGCAATCACCGTTAACATTCACCAGGCGACTCCGCATCTCCACCTCATATGCCTCATTATATTCGAGCTTTGCATATTCGAGCTTCTTAAAACCTTGAACCGGAACCACTGAGGCCCAGCAGGAGAAAAGATCGGTCCAGGAATTGGCCCAGCCTCCGATATCATTTTCAACCTTAGTGAGCTGCTGCACAGTTATGCGCTTATTATATTTTGTCGGCCTCATATCAGCTTTATCTTGTGAAGGTTCAGTATTCTGTCAATACTTCCGAGTATTTTGAATTCATAGAAATCATCGCGGTTATCGTACCATTGTTTGACTTGTTTCAGCATGGCTTCTTTCAGGTCATAGGGAAGATTTTCAGTATCGGTGTGTCCATAGCCAGCCTTAAAAGTCACCAGAAGGTCATAATAACCGCTTGTCATTTGTGAGGTCCGGATTTCGACTTCATAAAGGCCGCTTTTGTTATAACCTGAATTCAAAAAAAGTTCAGTCTTTGTTCCTTCGCTATCGACTGTTTCAACTTTATCGACAGAAATTACCGGTACTACTGGTAAGACAAATGGCTTGTCATTGTATTTAAAAAGCACCTCAAAGGTTTTCTGAGCAAATGCAAGCCCTGTTCTTTTCTCGAAATGACAGCGCACAGAAGAAATCATCCTATCAATAAGCGCAACTTCCTCCCCGTGATCTTTGTCCTCGAACTTTATGAAGGCCGAAACATCGTCCACTTTCAGAACCTCACTTGTCAGATCTGTTTTTATTCTCAGGTCCATCACTTGACATTTTTAGGATTGCTCCCGTGAATGTTTTTACTTGAAATAGTCACCGGTACCGGAGGCGGTTCTTTTGTCTCACCGGGTCCCGGATACCAATTCGCTGACCTTCGCTGTACGGGCTTATTAGTTTTAGCCCTGCCTGTACGCTTTATTCTTTTGGTCTTACCGACATGTTTTTCCTCTTTGGTACTGCCTGTATTTTTTTCTTCCTTTGTTTTTGCAGGCCCTTTGGATTCTTTAAGCAAACATGCCTTTCTCAGACCTTCAACTTCCGAAGGCAATACCTCGATAGTCTGGCCATTCTTTAGCATCACTTTTACATTCATAATAAAATATTTAAAGAGGGAGGAAGTTTCTGCCGACCTCCCTCTATTGTTTATCTTTCGTACAATTTGAATACGACCTTACCGATGATCAGACTATCCGTTGTGGCGCAGGCATTATCATCATTTACGATAACCCTGTAATAACGATAGTATTTCGCTGGCTTAGCATATACACCTGTGGTATCGAGCAATTCTTTATGAGTGGTATTTGTGGCACTCTCAATTATTGCCGCATATGTACTATTTGCAAAGATCTTTCCCTGCAGGTCCATGTCATAAGTGTCAGCAGATCCTATTCTGGAACTTACCTCCACTCTGGCATTACACACAACCTGACTATTTTTGTTGGTCAGGATCTCAAAATAAAGAGTGTCATAGCCATGAGCACCGGCAGCTCCTCCAATGTACTGAGCGGCTGTGGGGGTGTACTCATAGTAAGTTGCACCGGAAGCCATCACATGCGAAACAGCGGTTGCTGTCTGGCCTAAAGCATAAGCACTAAGAAGGGCAAATGCGAATAATATTGTTAATAACTTTTTCATCATTGCCTCCTTTCTTATGCTACAACTTCTTCAATCAAAGCTTTCCCTGCAGCGAATGTCCCCGTAACGAAAGCGAAGGCATCGGCAGTGGTAACCTTCAATCCTGCCAGGCGCATGCTTGCCAGTACCAGAACCAGATCGGCGAGAACGTCATTTTCGTTCTCATAGTGAAACGAGATGTTCATCATGCGTTTCACATAAGCCTTTGCCCTGCTGAAATCGCCGACAATGAATTGTCCGGCTGTCAGGTCGAGGCTTGTCACGATCCTTGCTCCCTGAAAAGCTGAACCATCGGGAGCGAGCAGAGGGTGCTGGATATAGCTCATATTAGCATTTTTCAGCAGCCTCATATTGACGGCATCACCGGGATTGAGCAGTATGAGATTCGGAACATAACCTTTCTTGTTCGTATCTGCGGTATTACCGTTCATACACTGCAGAGCTGCAGCGGCCAGCACATCACCATCATTTGCCGAAGGCACTTTAGTGAAGTTTGCCGGCAGAGCGAAAGTCTTGGCATACTCGGTTATCCCTTTCGGATAAATGGTCAGTCCTGTTCCGGAGAGCAGTTGTGATTCCCTGTACCGGGGTATGCCGTTACTCATCAGATCATTGATCTCACTGGTTATGTACTCAAAATCCTCGAGTGCGGACTTTGAAACCTTTGTGAAATCTTTGATCATCTTGATATCCATGCTCTGTTTGGTCCAGGTCTTAGCTGAACCGGTTGATGGAGCAGTCTGTTCGGCTATTGCTGCAGCCGAATCGGTCCGGGTCGTTTCTTCCCACCAGCTTACTGAATCCCGGCCCTGGCCGATAACACCCTTGTTGATGTTATCCCAGATCGGATTGGCTCGCCAAGGAGCAGCAGAGACGCCTGTCTCCAGCTCTGTCTCAATTGTGCCGGAGTTGATGTCATCGGTGTCGATGTTAGCAGCCTTCGAGATATCCACCTCAAAGTGTCCGATTTCACCTCTTCCAGCGAAGGATTTCACCTTATTACGGAATTCCTCGCTTTTAACTCCTTCCATCACCTGCATTTTTGCGCTCTTACCCTTACCTGCAGCCTGGAATTCTCCGAGCTGCCTTAGCTGGGTAGAGATCTCGTCAAGCTGTTCCTGCTGCTTGGATATTGCTTCCGGCAGGATGGGCTTGCCTTCTTTATCCACCAGCTTGTCCAGCTTGGACGTTATTGCTTCGAATCTTGTCTCCAGAGCATTGAGATCGGCTTTATCACCAATTGACTTTTTCAAGCCGGCGATGGAGGCATTGATCTCTTCTGCAATCTGTTCGACAGTTTTTTCTTCTTTTGCCATAACTATCAAATTTTTAAATGTTTATAAAAATGTTTGATTAGATCGCTTTCGAGTGCTGGCGGGTCCCCGGGGGGAGTGTCTGGCGGGTCGTGAGTGTCTAATAATTTCTTTAGCTTGTTATATGTGTCCTCAATCATCCGGGCTTTCTCATCGCTGTATTTGCCTTCGCGCATCATAAGCTCCAGATCTGAGAATTCCTTTATATCAATGAGCGGCGTTTCGCTGTTGGCTCCCCAGCCGTAAAGCGTGGAATATTCCATGATAAGCTTCCATTCCGATACTCTGCGTGTAAAATGTTCGCCAGTGCGTTCCTCTTCGAATTTCACCGGCCATACCCTGACCGAATGTTCAAGGGTTTTGTCATGTTCGGCAAAGAGCTTATAATCCTCAAACACATCACGGCTCAGCTGTTTGTTCATGTTAAGCTGCGACACGGCATAGGCTCCAAAATCATCTTCAGCAAGTTT